AATATTATACGGATGGCCGCTTTTGGAGCCTGTGGGATTTGAATTTCTTTTTAATTTTTACCAAAATGCCATTTGGTGTCCAAGTATAAATAAGACCCCAGATACCGATTCATATAGTAAGTTGTTCTGAAGAGTCAATCGGTGTCCATTGACCATGGCTCCTCCAAAACCATTTAAAATAAATGCCAAAAATTATTTCATCACTTATCCCACATGCTCTCTTACTAAAGAGGAAGCACTTTCCCAATTACAAAATCTACAAACCCCAGTAAACAAAAAATACATTAGAATCTGCAGAGAGCTTCACGAGAATGGGGAACCTCATCTTCACGTGCTCCTCCAGTTCGAAGGCAAATACCAGTGCAAGAATCAGAGATTCTTCGACCTCGTATCCCCAACTAGGTCAGCACATTTCCATCCGAACATACAGGGAGCTAAATCCAGCTCCGACGTCAAGTCCTATATCGCCAAGGACGGGGACATTCTCGAGTGGGGGGAATTTCAGATCGATGGAAGATCAGCAAGAGGAGGACAACAGACAGCCAATGACGCTTACGCCGCAGCACTTAACGCAGGCAGTAAGTCAGAGGCTCTTAGAGTCATTAAGGAGCTAGCTCCTAAAGATTTTGTACTACAATTTCATAATTTAAATGCAAATCTAGACAGAATCTTTCAGGAGCCACCAGCTCCTTATGTTTCTCCTTTTTCATCTTCTTCTTTCGATCAAGTTCCAGAAGAACTTGAAGAGTGGGCGTGTGACAATGTTGTCGACGCCGCTGCGCGGCCCCTAAGACCTCAAAGTATAGTAATCGAGGGTGATAGTCGTACTGGGAAGACGATGTGGGCTAGGTCTTTAGGCCCACATAACTATTTATGTGGGCATTTAGATCTAAGCCCAAAGGTGTACAGTAATGACGCTTGGTATAACGTCATTGATGACGTAGATCCGCACTTCCTCAAGCACTTTAAAGAGTTCATGGGGGCCCAAAGGGACTGGCAATCCAACACAAAGTACGGGAAGCCAGTTCAAATTAAAGGCGGAATACCAACAATCTTCCTCTGCAATCCTGGTCACAACAGCAGTTATAAAGAATTCCTAGACGAGGAAAAGAACACCGCACTAAAGAACTGGGCAGAAAAGAATGCGATCTTTATCACCCTTGAAGGACCACTGTACTCCGGTTCCAATCAAAGTACAGCACAGGGAAGCGAAGAGGCGCAACAGGAGGAGGAGAGTAGATCTTGAATGCGGGTGTTCTTATTATCTATCTATTAACTGCTTCAACCATGGATTTACGCACAGGGGAACCCATCACTGCAGCTCAAGCATGGAGTGGCGCATATATCTGGGAAGTTCCAAATCCCCTTTATTTCAAAATCCTCAGCCACCAAGAACGTCCATTCACGAGCAACATGGACATAATAACAATCAGGATCCAATTCAACTACAACCTTCGGAAAGCTCTGGGAGTGCACAAGTGTTTTCTGACCTTCCAAATCTGGACGACCTTACGCCCTCCGACTGGTCTTTTCTTAAGGGTATTGAAAACCCAAGTCATCAAATATCTAAACAATCTAGGAGTAATCTCACTTAATTCAATTATTAGGGCTGTAGAATATGTATTGTACAATAAAATAGAACAAACTATGTATGTAAAGCAATCTTTAGAAATAAAATTCAATATTTATTAATAATTTGTCACAGAATCATAGAAGTAGATCCGTATCTTTAAGGTAGCATACACTGGATTAGAGGCGTGAGTACACGCCATATACAACATTAAAGCATTTTCAGAATGATTCTCATACTTGCCAGCTTCCTGCTGGTTATACACAACATAATTATTAACTCTAATAAACTTCTTCACGAGTGCTTGTTCCTTTGAAGCGTATTGTCCACCGGTGACAGTTGCATACCATTTGCGCAGAACTTGATACCTATCACGATGAACATTCTTCACAGTCGCCGTACTAGGCTCGTTATCAAACATATTAAATACCTCTCCAAAATCCTGAGGTTTATCAACAGGTCTACGATCTCTAACCAAAAAAAACATCACACTATTCGTATGGTTCTTCGTCTTAATGTTCTCATCCATCCAGATCTTACCCAATACATAAACAGATTTAACACAAAATCTCTTACCAACTCTATGGGTCAGCCCAATACCACGTGTAACATCACTAATACACATTACTTTACCTATATGCTGAATATCATGTCTGGACTCAAAGGACTGCACCTTACATGGGCCTTCACATCCCTTAGGAACATCAGGGCTTCTGTACATCCTGTACATTCTGGGCTTTCTGTTCATGGGCCTGTTCGCCCATATTCTTGATTTGGTGACGCGGACAATGGGGGCAACTGCACGGGTTGCATAGGGGCTGTCGAAGTTCAGACGCCGACGCACCTTCGACGCGGGGGTAGAAATGACGATATCGGCAGGACGCTTCGACATAATTCCTAGACCGTAAAATAGAAATTAAATCGCGAATTAAATCGTAACCTACCGTATCAGGAGAGTATTCCTCAGATAATAATTGCAGGTATTTTATTGCAAGCATACAACGAAACCCGTGAACAGTCTCAGGGAACTCGTTTAACAGTGGATCCCACATTTTCAAAATGAAACTTGTCGAAGAAGTACTTATAATAGGCGGGATATTATTTAAGCTTTGAGCGCGTAATTTGATTGGCAGACAGGAGTTAGTGGAGGGACCCACAAAAAAAATCGCGCGGCCATCCGGT